ACGCCGAGCAGCTCACCCGCGATCAGCTCGCCGAGCAGTACGGGGGGTGACCGGTGGCCCGCGTGTACGCCACCCCAGAGCAGCTCTCGGCGTACACCGGGCGACCCGCCCCGGGCGACGCCGACGGCCTGCTCGCCCGCGCCTCACGGTTCCTTGACACGGAAGTGCTGAAGAGCTGTGTGTACGACGTCGACGCCGACGGCATGCCCACCGCGTCGGACGTCGCCGAAGGGTTCGCCCAGGCCGTGTGTGCGCAAGTCGCATGGTGGGACGAGATCGGCGACAGCACGGGCGCAGCAGGCGCCGGATGGGGCGCCGTGAGCCTCGGCCCCCTGTCCCTGTCCCGGTCGGTTACCGACGTGTCCCCGTACGCGTCGGCCGCCCGGCAACTCGCGCCCGCCGCGTGGGACGTGCTGAGCACGCTCCCGCCGGACCTGTTCGTTCAGGGGGTCGTGTGGTGAAGCTGCCCGGGTGGTTGCTCCGCCACACGATCACCGTCGAGCCGTACCAGGGCAGCGGAGCGTACGGGCCCCAGTACGGCGACCCGTACGCCGCCGCGGCCCTGGTCGCGGAAACCGTCAAGCACGTCCGCGATGCCACCGGTGCCGTAGTCGTGTCCACCGCGCAGATCTACGCCGGCCCCGACCTCGACTGTCCCGTCGGTTCCCGCGTGATCCTGCCCGACGGCCGGATCACGCGCGTTCTGACGACCGCCCGGCACACCGCGCCGGGCCTCCCCGTCCCCGAGTCGACGGAGGTCTACGCCGAATGAGCCGAGCCCACGTGACCTACGACGGCGACGCGGCCCTCGCCGCGATCCGGGCCGGTGCGGTGCGGGGCGTACGCCTCGGAGCCGAGCACCTGCTCACCGTCTCCCGGGGCCGCGTGCCCATCGAGGAGGGCACCCTCGAACGCTCCGGGGTCGTGTCCGTCGACGAGTCCAGCGTCACGGCCGCCGTCAGCTTTGACACCCCGTACGCCGTCCGGCAACACGAGGACCTCACCGCCCGACACGACGCCGGGCGCGAGGCCAAGTACCTGGAGAAGCCCCTCCACGAGGAGAACGGCGTGATCACAGAGATCATCGCCGCGCAGGTGCGGAGGGCAATCCAGTGAGCGCCTTTCTCGTCGACCTGGTGGACGGAATCGCGTCCCTGCTCGACGAGCAGGGAGTCGCCAAGTACCGGCCCACCGGCATCTACACCAGCAGCGAAACGGGGATCACGGACACCGTCATGCCCGACGGCCCCGACCGCGCCATCGTCCTCACCGCGTACGACTCCGCCGACGACCCGGGCCTCACCGACTGCACCGTGTTTCTCCAGGTGCGCACCCGCGCCGGCACCGACCCGCGCGCCGTGGCCGCCCTCGACGAGGACGTGTTCGCCGTCCTTCACGGCCTACGCGACCAGCAGTTCGGAACGGCCGCCGCGCGCCTGATCAAGCGCGAGAACACCGCGCCGATGGGCGCCGACGCCGTCGGCCGCCACGAACGGACCAGTAACTACACGATCCGGGCGCAGCGCCCGCCGTCCGACCGCCTCGAATAGGAGGAGCCCCCACCATGGTTTACACCCCGGTACAGCCCGCCGAGACCGACACCGCGCTCGCCCGCCGGTACCGCCTCGAACTCGACACGGGAGGCGTCACGCCCACATGGGTGATCGTCCCCGGCGTCACCGACTTCTCTCCGAAGATCGACCAGACCAAGCAGAAAAGCACGACCTACGAGGACGACGGTTGGGGCGACTCCACGGTCACGGAGCTCGCATGGTCCGTCGAGGTGACCCTCGCCCACCGATGCCACCCGACCACCAAGGCGTTCAATCCCGCACAGGAGAAGATGCGCCTGGCCGCCGAGGAGTTCGGCACCGGCGCGACCGTCCACGTGCGTTGGTACGACCGCGACGCCCGCGACGAGGCGTACGAGGGTTACGCCCTGGTCGAGTGGGAGCAGGACGGCACCGCCACCGACGACCTCGACAGCGTCAAGGTCAAGCTCATCGGCAAGGGCAAGCGGATGCCCATCGACAACCCGCTCACCGAGGAGGCGTAGCACGTGGCGTTTCAGCAGCTTGGGGAGTTGCTCGACTCGACGCTCGCACTCCCCGTCGGCGACAAGACGTACACGGTTCCCGCCCCGTCGGCCGCTACGGGTCTGCTTGTGCAGGCGATCATGCAGGCCGCCGCCACGGCCGCGGACGGTGGCCAGGTGGACGAGGCGATCCTCGCCGACGCCGCCGAGCGGGACATGTACGCCGACGTCCTCGGCACCGCCCACGCCGAAATGGTCGCGGACGGCGTCGACTGGCCGACGTTGAAGCATTCCGCGGTGACGGCCATGGTGTGGATCGTCCAGAACAAGGACGCCGCCGAACGCTACTGGAACGCGGGCGGCGACCCTTCTCGCCTGGCCCCGAACCGGAAGGCGCGCCGCTCATCGGATACGGCGAAGTCGACCCAGTCTCGGGGCTCCACGAGTACTACCTCCCCCCGCCAGGGCAAGCACGGCGGAGGAAAGCAGCGCGCACGCCGCAAGTGAGCTGGGCGCAGATCCTCGACGAGTGGCCGCTCGTCGAGGCCGACCTACACGAGGTCTACGGCGTAGACATCGAGACGCCGGGCCTGCTCGACACCCGCACGTGGCGATGGCTACGGGTGCGCGTCCTCGGCCTGCTCTCCGCGGACAGCCGCATTAACCGCCTGCTCTACCCGCCCGACGAGCCCACCGCTCCCAAGGGCCGATAACTCCACACGCAGCACCGCGCCACCGCGCGGCCTACCCCGTAAAGGAGGCCGCGCATGGCGCTCACCGTGGGCGAGCTTGCCGCAACGATCACCGTCGACGACGACGAGGCCGAACGCGGTCTCACCTCGTTTCACCAGCGGCTCAGGTCTGCACTGTCCCGCGCCACCCAGCAGGCCCACGACGGAGGCCAGGACGCCGGGGCAGCGCTCGGCGACGGCCTCACCGACGGAGCGGGCGAGGGCGCCGACCGCGCCGGAGAGTCCATCACCGGCAAGTTGAAGGGGCTCGCGCTCGGCGCCATCGGAGGCAGTCTCGGCGCCGCCCTGATGGGTGGCATCGCAACGGCCATGGAACAGGAGCAGATCACAGCCAAGCTCGGCGCCCAGCTCGGCGCCACCGCCGAGGACGCCAAGCGGTACGGGCAGGTCGCGGGCGAGCTGTACGCCGGTGCCGTGACCGAGGATTTCCAGACGGCCGCGGACACGATCCGCACCGTCATGGGCGCGGGACTCATCCCCGCCGACGCGACGAACGCAGCGATCGAGTCCATCTCGACCAAGGCTCAAGACCTCGCCAACGTCTTTGACGTCGACGTGACCACCGCGGCACAGGCCGCCGGCGGCATGGTCAAGAACGGGTTGGCGAAGGACGCCACCGAGGCGTTCGACCTGCTCGCCAAGGGCATGCAGGGACTCGGCCCCGCGGGCGAGGATCTCGTCGAGACGTTCCGCGAATACTCCCCCGTGTTCAAGCAGGCCGGCATATCCGGGACGACCGCGCTCGGCCTCATGCGCCAGGCCATACAGGGCGGATGGACCCAGGACACCGACAAGATCGCCGACGCGTTCAAGGAAATTCAGCTCCGGGCGACCGAGGGCAGCACGGGTGCGATCAGCGCCCTGAAGTCCCTTGGCCTGAACTCCAAGCAGATCGGCGACGACATCGCCTCGGGCGGCTCCAAGGGTGAGGACGCCATCGGCAAAGTTCTCGACGCCATGCGCAAGGCGGGCCCGCAGTCACAGAAGGTCAAGCAGGCCGTATCGACCCTGTTCGGTGGACCCGGCGAGGATCTCGGCGCCGCCCTGTTCGCGCTCGACGTCGACAAGGCCAAGAGCAGCATGGACGGGGCCGCAGGGTCCGCGGGCAAGATGGGTGACCAGCTCCGGGACAACGCCTCTACACAGGTCGAGCAGTTCAAGCGGCATGCCACACAGGCGTTCGTCGAGCTGCTCGGAACCAAGGTCGTTCCGATTCTGACCAAGGTCGGCGGGTACCTCCAGGAGCACGGCGACGTCGCTAAGGTCCTCGCTGCGGCAGTGCTCGGCCTCGGCGTCGCGTTCGGTATCGCCACCGTGGCTGTGTGGGCGATGAACTCCGCGCTACTCGCCAACCCGATTTTCTGGATCATCGCTGGAATCGGGCTCGCGGTCGCTGGCCTGGTGATCCTGTTCGTCACGTACTGGGACCAGATCAAAGCGGCGACGCTCGCGGTCTGGGACTGGATCGTCGCGAAGATCATGTGGGTTAAGGACGCCCTGATCTTCATGTTCATGAACTTCACGCTCCCTGGCCTGCTGCTCTCTCACTGGGACTCCATCCGCGCCGGGGCCGTGGCAGCGTGGAACGGCATTGTGGGGTGGCTCGCGGCGATACCCGGGCGTGCCAGTAGCGCGCTCTCGTCGATGGGCACGTACCTGACGACGGTCGCGCGCAACGGCTGGACCAGCTTCAAGACGGCCACCGTGGGCAAGGTCGTTGAGTTCATCTCCTACATCCGCGGCATCCCCGGGCGCGTCAGATCCGCGCTCGGCAGCATGAACTCACTGCTCGTCAACAAGGGCCAAGACCTCATCCGCGGCCTGGTGGCCGGTGTGAAGCGCATGGGTGGTTGGCTGCGCTCGCAGCTCATCAGTTTCGCCAAGGCCATGATCCCCGGGCCCATCGCGAAAGCCCTCGGTATCAACTCGCCCTCACGCGTGATGCGTGACCAGATCGGTCGATGGATTCCGGCGGGCATCGTCGACGGCGTCGAGGCCGGCGCCCCGGCGGTCGAGGCCACCATGCGGAACCTGGTCAGTGTCCCCACCGCGGGGCAGACCACCGCCGGACGGGTCGCGGCCTCGACCGGGACGGCCATCGCGGCGAGCAACTCCAGCGCCCCGGCGCCCCGCCTGATCCTCGACGTCACCGGCGCTGACACGCAGTGGAAGGCACTCATGCGCCGCATGGTGCGCGTCGACGGCCGCGGGAACGTACAGCTCGCGTTCGGCTCCTGACACCCCCACACCCCCCGTAAGGAGCCGTCCTGTGGCGTTCCCTGATACCTCGCTCGGCGTCCGCGTCGAGTTGTACGTCGCTGGTGCATGGCTCGACATCACCGGCGACGTCTACACGTCCAACCTGATCACCATTAC